AATCAACCGCGAAGTTGTTCGTACCGTTTATAGAGTTGCTAAGAAAGGTGCTCAGAACAACGTTGCTAACGCTGGCATCTTTGACCTCGACGTTGATTCCAACGGTCGTTGGTCAGTAGAGAAGTTCAAAGGTCTTCTATTCCAGGTTGAGCGCGATGCTAACGCTATCGCTCAAGAAACTCGTAGAGGTAAGGGCAACTTCCTCATCTGCTCAGCTGACGTTGCTTCAGCTCTAGCGATGGCTGGTGTTCTTGACTACTCTTCAGGTCTAACTGGTGCTGGTGGTCCTTCCATCGGTCAGGTAGATGACACTGGTAACCTCGCTGTTGGTACTATCAACGGTCGTATTAAGGTCTTCATTGATCCTTATGCTGCTAACCTCAGCGACAAGCACTATTATGTGATCGGTTATAAGGGTACTTCACCTTATGACGCTGGTCTCTTCTATTGCCCATATGTTCCCCTCCAGATGGTTCGTTCTATCGATCCTAACACCTTCCAGCCTAAGATTGGCTTCAAGACCCGTTACGGAATGGTATCAAATCCATTCGTTACCACCAACGGTCTATACAGTGGCACTCCAGATGGTGAGACCCTCACCGCTAATGCCAACATGTACTACAGAAGAGTACAAGTTATCAATCTCATGTGATTCATTTCACAAGAGTTCACAGAGGTCCCTAGGGGGACCTCTTTTTTTATACATAAATTATTACTGCAAAAGTATAATGCCACGAGGTATTTTGAACAAAAACGATATCCTTGCAAAAGTTTTGAAGATACGGGTATCAATAGATGATCGAACTTTTCATCCAGAATGGAGTGAAGAGCAACGTACATCATCGCGTCAGACAATCAGCAAAATTCTAGATAGCATCAATGAATACTACAACTAAATACTTATGCTTGGGAAGATGTCATGGCTGCTGAATGGTACAACAAACAACCTAAAAACAGGAACTTCCTAGCTCCTATTGGGTTCAAATTAAACTTAGAAAGATTTGAAGGAACTGACTTCTTTTGCCAAAGTGTAAATCTTCCAGATATCAGTGTTTCATTTACCGAAGTACCAACAAGATTTCGTGGATTTCCTATCATTGCTGGTGGTGGAGTTACTTACGGAGATCTAAATGTCAATTTTATAATTGATGAAGATTTACAAAATTATAATTCTATTCACAAATGGATAAAAATTAACGGTGCTTCTGAAGGGCATCCAAATATTGACGCTATCCAATATTCAAATGGGCAGTTGTTTATTACAACGTCAAACTTTAACAATCAATTTATTATAGATTACGAAAAATTATTTCCAATATCTTTATCGGAAGTTAGATTTGATGCTACTGTTACAGACATTGAGTACTTTACAGCACAGGTAACTTTCAAGTATACTGGATTTACTATTAGAAACAAAAACTTTAAACCTATATGAAATTTGAGAATATTATTAGATTATTTGATCAAATAAAAGAAGAGTGGAAAAACGATACTCAAATAGATTTTCAATTCAAGAACAAAGAATATACAGAAGATCTAGCAAAATTATCTCTAGAGATACCTTTTCAGCATAATAAATACTTAAACCACTACTCAGATCTTAGTGCTGTTAAAACTTCTTTAGAGTTTGAAATCCGTAAACTTGTAAAGCATAAAAGAGAATACTATTCTGGAGAATCAGAAGCAAAAGTATATGCCGAAAAACCATTTGGTCTTAGCATCAAAACGGCAGATAAAATGAAAGTTTACCTAGAATCAGACGAAGATATTATCAACTTAGAAGCAAAAATTAAATTGATTGATCAGATACTTAATTATCTTGATCAAGTTCTAAGAATGATTTCACAGAGAAATTATCACATTAAGAATGCTATTGAGTGGGAAAAATTTATTAATGGAAATACTTAATGTCCGATCTGATTGTAAGGAAAAAGAACGAAGTTTATTTAACTATTCAATCCGAAGCTCATGTTCATCGTGAGTTATCGGATTATTTTACATTTGAAGTTCCAGAAGCAAAGTTCTTAAAAAGAAATCCTAGGTATCGTTATTGGGATGGAACAATTCATTTATATTCTCCTGGAACTGGAGAATTATACGGTGGATTATTACCACATTTAAAAGAGTGGTGCAATGAGAAAAACTATAAAATCTCATACGAAAAAAATGATTGGTATGGTGATGTAGAGGATGAAAATAATTTCATTTCTCCAGAAGGTGTTGTTCATTACATGAATAAAATTTGTAAGTATAAACCTCGTGACTATCAATATCTTACAGTCTATAAAGCACTAAAACAAAATAAAGGATTGTTTCTATCTCCTACTGGGTCTGGCAAGTCGCTGATGATTTATAGTATTGTTCGATACTATGTCTCTACGGGAAAGAAAATTCTTTTGATTGTTCCAACTACATCTCTAGTTGAACAAATGATTAAAGATTTTAAAGACTATGGATGGGATGCGGATGCTCATTGTCATACAATTTATTCAGGGAAAGATAAGAACACCGACAAGTCTGTTGTTATTTCTACTTGGCAATCTATTTACAAATTTCCAAAAAGATATTTTGATGATATCGATTGTGTGATTGGAGATGAAGCACATTTGTTTAAGTCAAAATCATTGACTGGTATTATGACAAAGCTTCATAATGCAAAATATCGTTTTGGTTTTACTGGAACATTGGATGGAAGTAAAACTCATAAGTGGGTATTGGAAGGATTGTTTGGTGCATGTGAAAAGGTTACTAAAACAGATGATCTGATTAAAAAAGGATATCTTTCTAGTCTTAGAATTAAAGTATTACTTTGCAAACATGAATATCAATACTTTGAAGACTATCATTCGGAAATTGAATATTTGGTAAATAATCGTAAACGTAATAATTTAATAAAAAATCTTGTAAAAGATTTAGATGGTAATACTCTTGTTCTTTTTAACTACGTAGAAAAGCATGGTGATCCACTTTATGAACTAATAAATAGTAGCATTGAAGATACCAGAAAAGTATTTTTTGTTCACGGTTCCACTGACATCGAGGATAGAGAACAAGTTAGGGTTATCACTGAAAAAGAAAATAACGCAATCATTGTTGCATCTTACGGAACCTTTAGTACTGGTATTAACATTAAACGTCTTCACAATATTGTTTTTGCATCTCCATCTAAATCAAGAATTAGAAACTTACAATCTATTGGTAGAGTTCTAAGAAAAGGAGAAGGGAAAGATACCGCAACATTATACGATATTGCCGACGATATTTCTAGCACTACTAGATTTAATTACACATACAACCATTTGCTAGAAAGGATTAAAATTTATCAAGAAGAAAACTTTAAGCATGAAATAATAACCATTAGATTGTAAACGCTATGGAAGAAGAATTTTATTCAACAGTAAAATTAACTTCTGGAGAAGAACTGATTGCAAAAATTTGTTATCTTACGGAAGAAAATTGTATATTATTAGATCGACCGATGCTAGTTGAAAAAATCAAACAAAAAAAGCACGGAAAGGAAATTGAAGGATTTATATTAAAAGACTGGATTTCTTCAACTTACGAAACAATGTTTATCGTAAAGATGGATCAAATTATTACTCTTGTAGAACTTGACGATAGAATTAAAAGATTCTATCTAAAATCTTTAGAAGAAGAACCAGATACTCCAAAAGTATCTCCTGGAAATTTAACTAAAAAAATGGGATATTTAGGATCAGTAAATGAAACTAAAAAATTTTTAGAAGATATTTATAAAAAAAGCTAAAGGTTATAACTCATCTGAACCCTTGACAGAGTTATCCTACTGGGTTTTTGAGATCTTGTCAACCCCCTTTACAAATGGTTAGTAAACGTGTATAATATTGTACATGAATTAATTTGTAGTCAAATGAACTATGGCAAGAACAAAGAACAAAGAGTATTACGTTAATAACAAAGAATTTCTGGAAGAAATGACAAAGTACAGAAATTCTGTTCTTGCCGCTGAAGCTAATGGTAGTCCTCGTCCGCGTGTCCCAAATTATATTGGTGAGTGTTTCTTGAAGATCGCCACCCATCTATCATACAAACCTAATTTTGTGAACTACATGTTTAGGGATGATATGATTTGTGATGGAATTGAAAATTGCTTACAGTATATTGACAATTTTGATCCAGCAAAATCAAGCAATCCTTTCGCTTACTTCACTCAGATCATTTATTACGCTTTCTTACGTCGTATTCAAAAAGAAAAGAAACAGCTTGAAATTAAGGCTAAGATATTGGAACGTTCTGGATATCAAGAAATTATGCACACCGATACTTATGAAGGTGATATGGCAGGTATGAATGCATCTTATTCTGATATGGGAAGCATTAAAGAAAATATTGAAACGAGGATGAACCGATGACAGTAGCATTAATCACTGACCAACATTTAGACGGGAGGAAAGGCAGTGTTGCGTTTTGGGAATACTTCAAAAAATTCTACGACGACATCTTTTTCCCCACTCTCGAAAAACACGGAATCAGAACTATTATTGATCTTGGTGATACGTTTGATAACCGTAAGGGGATTGATTTTAATGTTTGGAGCAGGGTGCGTCAACATTATTTTCAACGTCTTGAAGACATGGGCATCGCCGTCCACATGATTCTTGGTAATCATTGCACTTACTATAAGAATACAAACGTCATTAACTCACCTGATTTGCTACTAAAAGATTTTAGTAACATTCAAGTTTACTCTCGCCCACAGACAGTCAGTATTGATGGCACTAATATTATTATGCTTCCATGGATTAACTCTTCTAACATGGAAGAGACAATGACGTTGATTAATGATACTAGTGCTGAGATTGCCATGGGTCACCTAGAGCTGAATGGTTTTGAAGTTACTCCTGGTATGAAAATGGAACATGGCATGGATGCCAGCATCTTCTCTAAGTTTAAACAAGTATTCTCTGGGCACTATCACCATAAATCTTCCAGAGGTAACATCACCTACTTGGGCAATCCTTATCAGATGTTCTGGAATGATTACAAAGATCAGCGAGGATTTCATCTTTATGATCCTAAAAAGAATAAACTTGAATTTATAGTTAATCCTTTTGAGATCTTCAAAAAAGTATATTACAATGATAGTAATAAAATGCAACTTGATTTTAGTGAATTTACTAACACTTATGTAAAAGTTATTGTAGAAGAAAAGAATGACTACTATGAGTTTGAGAAAGTTATAGAAAATTTATATGAAGTTGGCGTTCATGATATTAAGATTGTTGAAAATCTTGTAGATGGAGAAAGTATGGACGACTGTGAAGTAGAAGTTAAAGACACTATTACTTTACTGAACGAATATATTGATGAAGTTGAGGTATCCGTAGAAAAAACCGTTTTAAAGAACTTAATGAGAAACCTATATATTGAAAGTTGTGAAGTAGTCTAATGTTCATTCTTACTCTAGAACAAACTCCAGAAGGTGTTTTTTCTATAGTTGACGATGATGGCGAACAAATCATTCCCATCTTTGAAGAAGAAGATGATGTTGAAAGATACCATCTTTTTTTGGAAGAAGATGACGACTATGTTCCCCTAGCAATACGTGAGATTGATTATGATTTAATTGTCAATGCATGTGAAGACAGAAATCAAAAGTATGCTATAATCTCTCCAGATGACTTTATAATCCCCCCGACATCCTTGAAATGATTGTATTTAAAAAAATTAAGTGGAAAAATTTCCTAAGTACTGGAAACACATTCACTGAATTAAATTTGAATGATACCAAGACTAATCTAATCATTGGTCAAAACGGTGCAGGAAAAAGCACAATCTTGGATGCTCTTACTTTTTCGCTGTTTGGAAAACCGTTTCGTAAGATCAACAAACCTATGCTGGTCAACAGCGTAAATGAAAAAGATTGTTTGACAGAGTTAGAATTTTGTATTGGCAAAAACAACTTTTTTATTCGTAGGGGAATCAAACCAAATATTTTTGAGGTCTGGCAAAACGGCGTAATGCTAGATCAATCTAGTTCTGCTGTTGACTATCAAAAACAGTTGGAACAAAATATTTTGAAGATGAATTACAAATCTTTCACTCAGATTGTGGTTCTAGGGTCTTCTACATTTGTTCCTTTCATGCGTCTTCCTCTTGCTCAACGTCGTGAGATTATTGAAGATATTCTTGATATTCAAGTGTTCTCTGTGATGAACCAGAGGTTGAAAGATAAACTAAAAGACAATACGGAAGAACTAAAAGATTTTGAATATAAGATTAATATCTTAGATGAAAAAATTAATCTTCAAAAAAGTTATATGCTTGAACTGGAAAAAAAGAATACTGAAGAGATTGATCGTAAGCATCAAAAAATTCAATCTCTACTTGAAGAAGAGAACGAAAATCATCACGCTATTGAAGAATTTAATAGACAGATTTCTGAGCATACAGAAAATCTTCAAACTGTATCAACTTCTTCTGAAAAACTTAAGAAGTTAAATAAGTATCTTATGAAGATCCAGTTAAAAGTTCGGACATGTCAGCATGAGTATAAGTTTTTTAATGAAAATCATGTCTGTCCCACTTGCACTCAAGATCTTAGCGAAGATTTCCGAAAAGAAAAACTAGATACTAGTGGTTCAGAACTAGAAAATTTGCAGACAGGACTTCAGGATATTCTTTCCGCTATCAGTCAAGAAGAACAGCGAGAGAAAAAGTTTTGTGAAATTTCTAGTAATATTACAAATTTAAATTCTAAAATTACTCAATTAAATTTTCAGGTCTCAAGTATTCGTAAAAATATTTCAGATGTAGAAAATGAAATCAAAAATCTTGAGGAATCCAACCCAGATAAAAAAGCAGAATACAACAAACTTCAAATTCTAGTTAATGACAAGAAGGCGGTCAAACACAATTTATCTGATCTAAAAAAAGATAGAGATGTTCTTTTAGTTGCATCTCAATTGCTGAAAGATAATGGTATTAAAACTAGGATTATCAAGAAGTATCTTCCTTTGATGAATAAATTGATTAATCAGTATCTTCAGAATATGGATTTTTATGTAAACTTTACATTGGATGAAAACTTTGAAGAAACAATTAAATCACGATATAGAGATATCTTCACTTACGAATCTTTTAGTGAAGGGGAGAAAGCTAGAATTGATATTGCTTTGTTGCTTACTTGGAGAGCTATTGCTAAACTCAAGAATAGCGTAGATACCAACCTCCTGATCCTAGATGAAATCTTTGATGGTTCCCTAGACCAAACTGGTACAGGTGAATTGGGATGGATCTTACGAAACTTTGATGAGAAAACAAATGTATTTGTTATCAGTCACAAAGAAAGTCTTGAAGGAAAGTTTGATAAAACAATTCGATTTTCTAAAGTCAAGAACTACAGTGCTTGTGAGGAGACAGTTTCAGAAGTGGACTAGGGGGAGTTGATCCCCTTTTTTTGTGGTGTACAATAAGAGGACTTCAGACAACTACCATGTCAATCAATCGAGAAATCAAAGGTCAACTTGCTCGTCTGCTTGCTACTGAAAACCTTGTAATTGAGCACAAACAGGTCCCTACTGCTTCCTTCGATGTTCAGAACAGGGTGCTTGTTCTTCCTGTTTGGAACCGTGCTTCTAGCGTTGTGTACGATCTTCTGGTGGGACATGAGGTGGGTCATGCCCTCTTTACACCTAATGAGGATTGGACTAAGCGTGTGAAGATTCCTAAAGATTATATTAACGTGATTGAGGATGCTCGTATCGAGAAGATGATGAAGCGTAAGTATCCTGGTCTTGCTAAGTCATTTTTTAGTGGATACAAAGAACTTCACACTGAAGATTTCTTTGGTGTTGAAGATACTGATCTTAATACTCTTAGTTTGATCGATCGCATCAATCTTCATTTTAAGATTGGCAGTCATATCATGATGCCCTTTACTGAAGAAGAACGTGCTTTTGTGATTGCAACAGAAAAAGCAGAAACTTTTGATGATGTGATTAAAATTTGTGAGGCACTTAAAAAGTATATTTCAGAAAAACCTATGGAGAGTATTCCTCAGAAAAAAAATTCTGGTTCTCAAGAAGGTTCTTCTTCTCCTAATTATGAATCTTCTCAATCTGACGAAGCAGATGGAGAGAAAGAAGGCGAAGGAAAAAAACAAGAAGCAGAAGATAATCAAAGAGAAGAAAATACTTCTCGTGGAGGATCGCTAGCAGATGAGAATGTATCTCAAACTCAACGGTCATTTGATGATAGTACAGAAGAACTTACCAGTAGTAATAGGCATCATCGTGATATTACTTATCTTGAACTTGCAGAAGTTTACGAAGATCGTATCATCGTAAATAATGAAGAAGTTCATAAAAGATGTTCAGATCATTGGGAACATCTTGATGACACTTCATATAAAGAAAGTCTTCATGTAGCAGATAGTCAATATCAAGATTTCAAAAAAACTGCACAAAAAGAAGTTAATTATCTTGTCAAGGAATTTGAATGTCGTAAGTCTGCTAGTGCGTATGCTCGTGCTAGCACTAGTAAAACTGGAGTTATTGATACTCAAAAACTCCACAGTTATACGTACAACGAAGATATTTTTAAGAAGGTTACTGTTCTTCCAGATGGTAAAAATCATGGCATGATTTTTATTCTTGACTGGTCTGGATCCATGCAAGAATACTTGATGGATACTGTTAAGCAACTTTTAAATTTGATGTGGTTCTGCCGTAAAGTTCAAATCCCTTTTGATGTATATGCATTTACATATTGCTGGGCAGATCCTTATCGAGATGGTGATATGCAAAAATATGAACGAGGACACAATAAAATTGGTGTCAACGAACTGTTCAGTTTACTGCACTTCTTTACTTCAGATTGTAACAATCGAGTATTTGAAGAACAGTGTAAGAATATTTGGAGGACTGCATTTTCTTTAGACCGTAGTCGCTACAGTGGCATGAGTATTCCTTGTGGACTTGATCTGAGTGGAACTCCTTTGAATGAGACAATCATTACCCTCAGTAAAATTATTCCTAACTTTAAGAAAAAAACTAATGCCGAAAAAGTAACAGTCTGTATTCTTACTGATGGAGAATCTAATCCTATACATCATGATATAAGCATTACTAGGCATGATAAAGAAATTCTTGGAAAGAATGCTGTTGACTATGGCAAGTGTCTTCGAGACCGTAAGACTGGCAGGGTTTATAAAGAATTTGAAGTAACGTTTGATTCTGGAACTACAAACATTCTCATTCAAAATCTGAAAGATCGTTTCCCAGAAGTCAACTTAATTGGATTTAGAATTTCTTCTGGATCTGATTTTGGTCGCACCTATCGCTCGGTGTATAATACTTATAATGATAATCAGGCAATGGCATCTTGGCGTAAAGAGAAGTCTTGGGTATTCAAGTATTCTGGGTGGGACGCTGTTTACTACATCGCTTCACACAGTATGTCACAGGATAAAGATAATTTTGAAATAGATTCTGAAGCATCTAAAGTCCAGATTACAAAAGCATTTAAAAAAATGTTAAGGTCTAAAACCGTTAATAAGAAAATTCTCAACTCATTTGCAACTCTAGTCTCTTGACAATTCTCTTTTATCTGTTATAATTAATTTACGTACAATACGATTTTACTTTATGTCGTTACTTTCTTCTATTGACCAGCGTAACTGGTATCAAGTTATGGATCAATATGCCCAATGGGTTCCACAAAACTTGCACAAATGCAAGACTGGAGTTGGTTCTACTGTAATGCCTCTGGAGTATTTTACAAGTCCATGGGGTATTATTAGCTTTCTTCGCGAAGCTGGATTGGAGGAAAAGGAAGCATCTTATGTTCGCCTTCAAGTCTCTACTCTTTTGTCAAAAGAACCAGCAGATGTTGAAAAGAAAGCAAAAGTTTTTGCTGAAACTTTTAAGCATCTTCTTACCATTAAAAAGAAAAATAAAAACAAGAGGGACCAAGCAACTGCAGTAAAAGCAAAGAAAAAAGATAAAGCTCTTGAAGAGTTTCTAGTTAATTCTCCTGTTTTTGCCGATGATAAAAAAGAAACAACTTTTTCTTCTTCTTCTGTAACTAGTAATGCAGAAATTTTGATCGCGCTTGCTCAGGCTGGTGCTAAGTTGAAGTCTCCTGATGGATGGGAAGTCCAGTTTTGAAACTGTCTCTTTTCCTTCCTTCTATAGATTGGAAGTGCTATAATAACTTTGTTCTTGGGAAATAAACGGATGTCTTCCAAATCCTCTTTTGAAATTAGCGATCTTCAAACTCGTTATGGTAATACTGTTTCGTCTGTAAATCTTCGCCAGTTTGCAGATGAAATCGGTTTATCCTATCCTACAGTTACCAAACGACTTGAGCAATATAAAGTTGGTCGTGGCACTTGGAACCTGACCGTTCAAGAGAAACTAGAACACACCTACCAGGCAGCAGCTGCTGTTCCTGCTATTGCTGTTACTGCTCGGGAACAACAGAACCTTGTTCCTATTAAAGATACTGGATATGTCCCGTTCGGGAATTTTACTGACGTGAAAAAAGTTATTCAATCTGGTATTTTTTATCCTACTTTTATTACTGGTATGTCTGGTAACGGTAAGACTTTTTCTGTAGAGCAAGCTTGTGCTCAACTTGGTCGCGAACTTATTCGTGTAAACATTACTATTGAAACTGATGAAGATGACCTTATTGGCGGTTTCCGTCTTGTTGATGGTGCCACTGTTTGGCATAATGGTCCAGTCATCGACGCCATTGAAAGGGGAGCGATCTTGCTACTTGACGAGGTTGACCTTGCCTCCAACAAAATCCTTTGTCTACAATCCGTGCTAGAAGGTAAAGGCATCTTCCTGAAGAAGATTGGTCGCTACGTTCAACCTGCTGCTGGTTTCAACGTGATTGCTACTGCCAACACTAAAGGTAAGGGTTCTGATGACGGACGTTTCATCGGCACCAACGTGCTGAACGAAGCATTCCTTGAGCGTTTTGCTCTCACGTTTGAGCAAGAGTATCCCACTCCTTCAGTTGAAACTAGAATTCTTCAAAAAGCATCTGAAAGTCTTGGTATTCCTGACGAAGATTTCTGTATCAATCTTGCTAACTGGGCAGATATTATCCGTAAGACTTTCAAGGATGGTGGTATTGATGAGGTGATTTCCACCCGTCGTCTGGTTCATATCATCCGTGCTTATGCTATCTGGCAAGATCGCATGAAAGCAATTAAAGTTTGTATTAATCGTTTTGATGACGAGACCAAGCAATCTTTCATCGAACTGTATGATAAGATTGATGTCGATGTTATTACTGAAGAAAAGCAAGATGCCGCAGATCCCTTCTAATGAATTCCACGGTTATGTAAATTGTCTTGCCATCCTCAAAGATGGCAGGACTGTTCGGATCCTAGGTGGCGAGGGTTTGAAATTATTTGTCAGGGACCTTGACGGAAACCTTGAAGAATGCTACCATGATACTATTGAAACTATTTGGAAAGAATGAACTTTAAGTATAACGAAGATGCAATTCTTAATGAATTGCGCCAATATATTATGAATACCTACACCCAACATTATTCTGTGGGTGATGACAAAATCCAAACTCTGGATTTGATTGAAGCATGTGGTGACGGCGAAGCTTTCTGCCGTAGTAACATCCTGAAGTATGCTTCTCGCTATGATAAGAAGGGTAGTGCTCGTATGGACATTATGAAAGTACTACACTATGCTGTTCTTCTTATGAACTTCAATGATAAAAATGCCCAACGTGAAGATTACAACCGATGAGTAAAGTTACGCTATCCAAAAAAACTCTTGATGTCCTCAAGAATTTTTCTACAATCAATTCCTCAATCGTATTCCGCCAAGGAAGCACAGTACGCACTGTTAGCAATGCAGAGAACATACTTGCAAAGTTTACTGGCGAGGAAGTATTTCCTGTGGACTTCGCGATTTATGATCTCAGTCAGTTTCTTTCTGGCATCACTCTGTTTAGCAATCCTCAGCTTGAATTTGCAAACGAAAATTTTGTTAGTATTCGTGGCAATGGTAGGTCTGCTAAGTATTATTTTTCTGATCCAGAAATCACCCTTAAGTCTGCACCAGAAAAAAATGTAAAGTTTCCTGGTGCTGATATTCAGTTCAACATTACTGGTGATGAACTAATGTCACTGCAAAAAGCATCATCTGTCTATGGTCTTCCTGATCTTACATTTGATACTACTGGAAATTCTATCAAACTAATCCTACGCGATAAAGAGAATGATACCAGCAATACTTACGAGCAATCCACTTCTGGTGATTTTACTGGCGAGTATTCTTTGGATGTTAAGATTGAGAACATTCGTTTGCTTCCAGGTGACTACAATGTTAAAATCTCTAAGCATCTGATTTCTGAGTGGACTAATCAAACTCTAGATCTCACTTATTACATTGCTCTTGAACCTTGAACATCTTTGTAACATCTCCTTGGCCTGCTGAGAGTGCTGTCTGTCTCCCCGACAAACATATCGTCAAGATGCCTCTGGAGTGCTGTCAAATGCTCTCCATTGTTGCATCTCAAAAATGGGGTCATAACTACGGCACTTTGCCTAAGACTAATGGTATTCCCTACAGAACTGAAAAGGGTGCGTTTCGTAATCATCCCTGTACCAAATGGGCGATGGATAGTATCCATAATGCCTATTGGTTGATTAAACATGGTATGAACTTGTGTGACGAGTATAGTCTGCGATATGGAAAAATTCACTCATGTTACAATACCTTACTTCAAGCATATTATTTGTTTCCAAAAGGTAAAATAACTGAAGTAACACCATTTGCGAGAGCAATGCCAGATGAATATAAATTTGACACAAGCATTGATACTTTTACTGCTTACAAGATGTATATCGCATCCAAACCTTGGGTTGCATCTAATTATCTTCGTATGCCAGAACGAAAACCTGAATGGGTGTAATAGAACTACATAGATAAGTGTTTATTGTCAGGGGAGTGAAATGAAGCATGTACTTTTTACTTTGTATCAATGTAATGTTGATCTTTTAAATGACAGAATGTTTATAGAAAATTTGTTGTACGATACAGCAAAAAAGTGTGGGGCAACATTTTTAAATACAGTGTCACATCAGTTTGACCCTCAAGGAGTAACTGCTGTGACACTTCTTGCTGAAAGTCATATTAGTATTCATACATGGCCAGAAAAAGAAATGGCAGTGTGTGATATTTTTACTTGCGGCGAAGCAATTCCTATGTTAGGATATGATTATATGAAGGTTATGCTTCAAAGTAAATCTTCTACTGTGAAAGAATACGAACGTCCTTTTGATTTTAATTATGAGTAAAGATTTTTTGTGGGTTGAAAAGTATCGTCCAAAGACTGTTAATGATTGTATTCTTCCTGAAACTACAATTGATATCTTCAGTGGATTTCTAGAGCAAGGAGAAATTCCTAATCTTCTTCTTACTGGTCCTGCTGGCGTCGGAAAGACTACAATTGCAAAAGCATTGTGTGAACAACTAGGTGCATCATATATTGTCATCAACGGTTCGGACGAAGGGCGGTTCTTGGATACGGTGCGAAACCGTGTCCGTCAATTTGCCACAACCATCTCTCTGACCTCTGGGGCGTCCCACAAGGTCGTTATCATCGATGAGGCGGACAACACCACCAACGACGTTCAACTGTCCCTGCGGACCGCTGTAGAGGAGTTTCACGGCAACTGCCGCTTTATCTTTACCTGCAACTTTATCAACAAGATTATCAATCCTCTTCATTCTCGGTGTACAGTGATTGACTTTAGAATTAAACCTGATCAATCTGTAAAACTACAGGGTGAATTTTTTAATCGTTTAAAAAGTATTCTTTCTTCTGAGAAGGTTGACTATGAAGATAAAGTTCTTGCTAAACTTGTTAAAAAGTATTATCCAGATTGGCGTAGATTGATTAATGAGTGTCAGCGTTATGCTGCAACTGGATCTATTTCATCTGCAATTCTTGCTGATGTTTCTGATATTAATTTGGATACTCTTATTCTTTCATTGAAGAATAAAGAGTTTACTAATGTTGGCAAATGGATTACTAACAATATTGATTGCGATCCCAACATCATTCTTAGGAAAATATATGATTGTTTGTATGATCATTTGAAATCTAGTTCTATTCCAGAAGCAGTATTGATCATTGCTAAGTATCAATATCAGATTGCTTTTGTTGCTGATCAAGAAATTAATCTGCTTGCATGTTTAACAGAACTTATGATGGGGTGTGAATTTAAATGAACCTTTATAAAATTGATAGGAAAAATTTATACGAAGTACCAGTAAAGACAACTCCTCAAAATGTTGCTGAAGCAAACGAGAGGTTGTTTCGTGCTAAAATGACCTTACCAGCTGCGGCAAAACATTGTGGAATGTCGCAGAAAGAAATGAAATTGACTTTTTTTGAGTACCTTAAATATCATGCCGCAGACTATCAAATCCCTGAAGACACCTCTACGTTATCCTGGGGGGAAAAGTAGAGCACTTGCTAATATCTTTAGATATATTCCTGATCTAAAATGTTTTGATGAATATCGTGAACCATTCCTTGGTGGTGGTTCTGTAGCTCTTGAAGTTGCCAAGCGTTATCCTTTCTTGGATATCTGGGTGAATGATCTATACAATCCTCTGTATACCTTCTGGTGTATTCTTCGTGATGAACCACAAGAACTGTACGAATGTATCAAAGGATATAAAGAAGACTACGGCACTCCTGAACTTGCCAGAGAACTTTTCAATTTGATGAAGGATCATCTCAATCATCCAGAAGCAGAAGATTTCTATCGTGCTGTAGCATTCTACATTATCAATAAGTGTAGTTTCTCTGGGTTGACTGAAAGTTCTTCTTTCTCACCACAAGCAAGTATCAATAATTTTTCTATGAATAATATTGAAAAACTTCCTGGGTATGGTGAGATTATCAAAGACTGGAAGATTACTAACCATTCGTATGAAAAACTATTGACCGATGATATGGGTGTATTTGTGTATCTGGATCCTCCTTATGACATTAAGGATAACCTCTATGGGCGTAAAGGATCAATGCACAAAGGATTTGATCACGATAAGTTTGCTAACGATTGCGATAGGTATCTTTGTTCTCAACTGGTATCGTACAACAATTCCCAGTTAGTTAAAGACAGATTTATTGATTGGAGAGCATCCGAGTTTTCTCATACTTATACTATGAGATCTGTTGGTTCCTATAATACTGATCAAGCAGAACGAAAAGAGTTGGTTTTATTTAATTATGAAGTATGAACTAAAGGATTATCTTTACAGTATCAATCAATCAAAGAAAAATTTGATTGATGAAGATCAGGATGCAGAAAAAAATTATCCACCTTTTATTATTAATCGATGTTTATCTAGATTTACCGATAGCATTTTGTTTGCTAACGAAATGAACAAGTGTCACTATCTAGATAAAAAGATGCAATACGATTTTTTTATAAATAGTTTGAAACCAAGGAAAAGATTTTCTCCCTGGATTAAAAAAGAAACTCTTGAGCATCTTGAGTTGGTAAAGGAATATTATGGTTACAGTCATAATAAAGCATTAGCCGCCTTGAGAATTCTCACGAAATCTGAACTTGAACAAATAAAAAAACTATTGTATAAAGGTGGGAACACGAAATGACTACAGACATTGAAATACAATGGCAACCTTCTGATATGCTGGAAGTTCATCTGGCAGAACCCGATGATTTTCTAAAGGTTCGTGAGACGCTTACTCGTATCGGTGTTGCATCTAGAAAAGAACACAAATTATATCAATCTTGCCACATCCTACATAAGCAGGGTAGATATTATATTGTTCATTTTAAAGAATTGTTTGCCCTTGATGGCAAGAAAACAAATCTAACTTTGAATGATATTCAAAGAAGAAATAGAATTGCAAAACTTTTATTTGATTGGGGATTGATTACAATTGTAGACGAAGCAAGGATCGAAGATGTTGCTCCTCTCAATCAAATCAAAGTCTTATCGTTTAAAGAAAAAGATGATTGGACTTTAGAAAGTAAGTACAATATTGGTAGAAAAAAAACTGAAGTATAATCCGAACAACTAAGTGGGGTACTCAACACCCCACTTTTTTTATGTTGTGATATAATTATTACGGATGCTCATTAGAGATCCAAAATACACTCGCTTTAAAAGGAGAACTATAATGACTAACCTTGCAACTTCTAGATTTACATCTGCAGATATTCCTGCTTTGATGGAAAGGATTAACAAATATAGTATTGGAATGGATGAATATTTTGATCGCATTTTCCATCTTCATGAAACCACTACAAACTATCCACCGTATAATTTAGTTCAAGTTAGTAATGTAGAATCAAGACTTGAACTTGCACTTGCTGGATTTAAAAAGAAAGAAGTTTATGTTTACACTCAAGATGGTAAACTCTTTGTTGAAGGACAAAAAGAAGATAAAGAGACTGATGCTACATATCTCCACAAAGGATTAGCTCAACGATCTTTCAAAAGAGCATGGACACTTTCTGATGATACAGAAATCAGATCTGTTGAATTTGAAGACGGACTTTTGACTATTAATATTGGTAAAATCGTTCCTGAACACCACAAACGTAAGGACTGGTTCTGACAATAAATAAAGTGTCTGGGGGCAGTTGCCCCCATTTCATTTTCATGCTATACTAATAAAAAGTACAATAGAAATCTATGGCAAACTCAATTGTTATTTTAAAGACTGGCGAACAAATCATTTGCGAACTTAAGGAAGCATTTGAAGGAGAAGGAGAAGAAAGGAAAGGTATCTGTTTAGTAATGGTGCATCCTTATATTCTTGAACTTGTGAAAGTTGACAATCCAGCAGATCCTATGCAAGATCTTCAAGTTAAATTTAGTCGCTGGTGCCCCTATTCAATTGATACACAATTTCGTATTCCTTACGATGTTGTTACAGCAATTGGAGTTCCAGATAGTGGTCTGGAAGAAGCATACATTCGCAAAGTGGAAGCGGTTACTGTCATTCCTCCTGATGCAATTGCTCCTCCTGAAGAAGTACAGCAAATTATTAATGAAGAATTTTCTCAAGATGGAGATAGTCCCACTAACGATCAACTTCAGCAAATTGAAGTTCAGAATGCAATCAATGACGTACAATGATTAAATTAATTAAGTATGATGGTGATTGGATTGTTGCAACAATTGAAGAAATTCCAGATGTAGAATTTGGTGATCCTGACTGTATACTAAAATATCCAGTCGCAGTTAGTAATGATTTAGAACTTAGTTCATATCCATATCATTCATCTGACACTGAACTTATTGTTAGATCCTCAAATATTTTTATTATTTGTGAACCAAACGATAAGTTGATTGCTCGTTATAATTTGTTTATTGAGAAAAAATAAGTATGAAATTCTATACCAGTGTTGAACAATCTGGAAATCACATTCATGTTCGTGGTTATGAAAATGGTAGAGAATTTAAGTCAAGAGTTGCTTTTAATCCCACTCTGTTTCTTCCGTCCCCGACAAGATCAGAGTGGACAACTCTTGATGGGAAATATGTAAGACCTGTAAAACAGGGATCTATTTCTGATGCAAAACAGTTTATTGAAAATCACAAGAATTTAGATGATTTTGAGATCTGTGGAAATACTCGGTATTTAAATCAATACATCTCAGAAGAATATCCAGATGATGAAATTAAGTTTGATCCTCATATGATCAGAACTTTTACGTTGGATATTGAAACATCAGCAGAGAATGGATTTCCTGACGTAGAATCTGCCGATCAGGAAATTTTGCTTATCTCTATCAAAGACAATCATAATAATAGAATTATTGTTTTTGGTCGCAAATCTTTTGATCATAACTATGATGATGTAGATTACATGCATTTTGAAACCGAAAGCGGTCTTCTAAAAGCTTTTATTAATTGGTGGATGAATAATTTTCCAGATGTAATTACTGGTTGGAATGTTCAACTATTCGATATTCCATATATCATTCGTAGAATTGAACGAGTAATTGGAGAAAAAGAAACAAAACTAATTTCTCCATGGAAATCTATTCTTTTCAGGGAGATTTATATTAAGGGTCGTAAGCAGATTGCCTATGACATCATGGGCATTTCAATTTTGGATTACTTAGAACTATACAAAAAATTTACGTATACTAATCAAGAAAGTTATCGACTAGATCATATTTGCAGTGTAGAACTTGGTGCCAAAAAACTAGATCATAGTGAGTACGATACTTTTAAGGAGTTCTACACAAAAAACTGGAAAAAATTTGTAGAGTACAATATCATTGACGTTCGTCTGGTTGATCAATTAGACGATAAAATGAAGTTACTTGATCTTGCATATACCATGGCATATGATGCCAAAGTAAACTATGAGGATGTATTCTCACAGGTTCGTATGTGGGACAATTATATTTACTGTGAACTCCTCAAGAGAAAGATTGCTATTCCACCAAAAAAAGAATCAACAAAAGATGCAAAATATGCAGGAGCATACGTCAAAGAACCCAAACCAGGATTTTACGACTGGGTAGTTTCATTTGATTTAAATTCTTTGTACCCACATTTAATTATGCAGTACAATATTTCTCCAGAAACTCTTTTGGATAAACGACATTCAACTGTAAACGTTGATCGAATTTTGAATAAAGAAGTTGATCTTTTTGATCTTGATAACGAAACTGTTTGTGCCAACGGTGCAATGTATCGCAAAGACATTCACGGTTTTCTGCCACAGATGATGCAGAAGATGTATGATGGTCGTGTTATCTACAAGAAAAAGATGCTTGAGGCAAAGCAGCAGTATGAGAAAACTCCTACTGTTGAACTGATGAAAGAGATTGCCCGCTGTAATAATATTCAGATGGCAAGGAAAATCTCTTTGAACTCTGCCTATGGTGCTATTGGTAACGAGCACTTTCGTTACTATAAACTAGCGAATGCTGAAGCAATCACCTTGTCTGGTCAGGTATCCATCCGATGGATTGAGAACAAGATGAATGCTTATCTCAATAAAGTTCTAAAAACTGATAGTGTTGATTATGTTATTGCTTCTGATACTGATTCAATTTATCTTAATATGGGTCCTCTGGTTGAACGTGTATTCACGGGAAGAGAGAAAACTAATGAGAAAGTTGTGGGGTTCCTTGACAAGATCTGTCAAATGGAACTTGAGCCTTATATTGAAAGTTCTTACCAAGAACTGGCAGAGTATGTAAATGCTTACGACCAGAAGATGCAGATGAAGCGAGAGAACATCGCTGATCGTGGCATCTGGACAGCTAAAAAACGATATATTTTAAATGTCTGGGATAGCGAGGGCGTTAGATATTCTGAACCCAAGATGAAAATTATGGGACTAGAAACTGCAAGATCTTCAACTCCTTCTTACTTTAGAGATAAACTTTATGAAGCATTTAAGATTATTATCAGCAAAACAAATAATGACCTCATCGATTTCATCAATACTGTCAAATCAGAAACTAAAATTAGACCCTATGAAGAAGTTGCTTTCCCTAGAGGTGTTAACAATTTGGCAAAGTATCGTCATCCCACAGAAATCTACAAATCAAAAACCCCCATACACGTAAGAGGTGCTTTATTGTACAACTACTATGTACGAAAGCATAAAATTGAAAACAAGCATCAACTTATTCAGGAAGGTGAAAAAATTAAATTCATTTATCTGAAAACTCCCAATCCATTACATGAAAATTGTATTAGTTTTTTCGGTGAAATTCCAAAGGAGTTTGGAATTGAAAAGTATATAGACTATAACTTACAGTTTGAAAAGTCTTTTCTTGATCCGCTGAAAAATGTGCTAGAATGTATTGGTTGGAACTACGAACGTAAACTTAGTATACTTAGCTTTTTATAATTATGGATTTCTTATCTCAGGTTATTAAGGATAGCAAAAATGAATTTGCTTCTTTGGTTAGTGATGGTATTGCCGCTGGTGATATTGAGACTTTTGTTGATACTGGGTCTTACATTTTTAATGCCCTTGTTAGCGGTTCTATTCACGGAGGCATTCCCTCAAATAAAATTACGGCTCTGGCAGGAGAGAGCGGCACTGGAAAGACTTTCTTTTGTTTGTCTGTCGTTCGTAATTTTCTTGATACTGATCCTAACAGTGGCGTCATTTACTTTGAAACTGAATCTGCTATTAGTAAACAGATGATTGAAAGTAGAGGAATTGATAGTAAACGTATGGTTATTTTTCCTGTAGATACTATCGAAGAGTTTCGTACACAGGCAGTGCGTATCATTGATAAATATATGGAACAACCTAAAGAGGAACGTAAACCTCTTATGTTCGTTCTAGATTCTCTTGGTATGCTTGCCACAAACAAAGAAGTTCAAGATGCGTCCGACGACAAAAATGTTCGTGACATGACCAAGGCGCAGCTTACCAAATCGGTGTTTAGAATTCTGACACTGAAACTTGGTAAAGCAAATATTCCAATGTTAGTAACAAATCATACCTATGAAGTTATTGGCTCTTATGTTCCTACAAAAGAGATGGGCGGTGGTAGTGGTCTTAAGTATTCTGCTAGCACAATCATTTATCTCTCAAAGAAAAAAGAAAAGGATGGAACCGATTTGGTCGGAAACATTATTAAATGTGAGGCGAAGAAGTCCCGTTTAACACGAGAAGGATCTAAAGTAGAAACTCGTTTGTTCTTTGATGAACGTGGACTAGAACGATACTATGGTTTGTTAGAATTAGGAGAGCGTGCAGGTATCTGGAAAAATACTGCAGGTCGATATGAAATTGGCGGAAAAAAGTTGTATGCTAAGCAAATTCTTGCACAACCAGAATTGTATTTTACTGAAGAAGTACTTGAACAATTGAATAATCAAGCATCCAAAGAATTTCTTTATGGTGTGAGCGATGAGTGAGAGGATTGAAACTACTATTCTACGTAATCTTTTGTGCAATGAACCTTTCTATAGAAAGGTAGTTCCTTTTGTTAAACCAGATTACTTTAATGATTTACATGAACGTGTGATCTATGAAGAGGTTTGGAACTTTGCAAGTAGTTATGAACTCACTCCAACTAAAGAAATTCTTATTATTAATCTAGAAGCAAGGAAAGATATTAATGAAGAGGTATATCAAAGCGCAGTTAAAACTATTAAAGAACTTAGTCAAGACCCAGTTGAATATAACTGGTTGCTCGACACCACAGAGAAGTGGTGTAAAGACAGAGCAATCTATCTCGCACTCTTGGAGTCTATCAAAATCGCAGATGGCGGCAATCAGAAAGTATCAACTGATGCGATTCCAAGCATTCTCCAAGAAGCATTAGCAGTATCTTTTGACGAGCATGTAGGTCACGATTATATTGAAAACGTAGAAGATCGATATGATTTCTATCATAAGAAAGAAGATAAGATACCGTTTGATATCGATAAACTAAATCTTATTACTAAGGGTGGTCTTCCTAATAAGACTTTGAATATTGGTCTTGCTGGCACTGGTGTTGGTAAATCTTTATTCATGTGTCACTGTGCTGCCAACTGTTTATCACAAGGAAAGAATGTTTTATACATTACTCTTGAGATGGCAGAAGAAAAAATTGCAGAAAGGATTGACGCAAATCTTTTGAATGTGAATATTAAAGATATTAATACTATTCCTGAACAAATTTTTAGATCCAGGGTTACAGAAATTGGTAGGAAGACACAAGGTAGATTAATTATCAAAGAATATCCTACAGCTTCTGCTCATGTAGGTCATTTTAAATCTTTGATTAATGAATTATCATTGAAAAAATATTTTAAACCAGATATTATCTTTATTGATTATCTAAATATTTGTGCCTCATCACGATACAAAGGACATATTGTAAACAGTTACACGTATGTCAAGGCGATTGCTGAAGAACTGCGTGGACTTGCAGTTGAGTGTAATGTTCCTCTAGTTTCTGCAACTCAAACTACAAGAAGTGGATTTGGAAATAGCGATCCAGATCTTACGGACACTTCTGAAAGCTTTGGTTTGCCTGCTACTGCAGATTTTATGTTTGCTCTTATCAGCACTGAAGAACTGGAACAATCTGGACGTATTATGTTGAAGCAACTAAAGAACAGATATAATGATCCTACCTTCAATAAAAGATTTACTGTAGGTATTGACAGAGCAAAGATGAAGTTGTATAATGTTGAAGATACAGATGCTTCTGATCTTCTTACCGATACTAGTGATGAAGATACCTTTGATTATCTTGAAGATGTATCAAATAAACAGTCTCGATTGAGTAAGTTTTCTAATTTTATTGTGTAATTTTTATGTCTAAAATCAACTTTGATCGTTATCAAGAATTTGTTTCTGCCGTTACTAGCGATGCTTCTACAAATTTTGTTGACTTTGCTGATCGGATTGGCGAACTTGATCGTGAGGGTGCCAATATTGAACGACTGCTTACTGCTGGCGTTGGCATTAATGCTGAAGGTGGGGAGTTTCTTGAGATCATTAAGAAGATGATCTTTCAAGGAAAACCTTGGAATCGAGATAATCGAGAACATCTAATTATTGAACTAGGTGATATCATGTGGTATGTTGCACAAGCATGTATTGCATTGGGAGTTTCTTTTGATGATGTTATTTCAATCAACGTAAATAAACTTAAAAAACGTTACCCAGGCGGAGAATTCAATGTCTTCCATTCAGAAAATCGATCAGCAAACGATAGATAAAATCTATCATGTTTATAAAAAAAATTTTGTAGTTGCTCATAGTCTTTCAAAAGAAGATTTAGATTTAATCTATAATCCAGAAGAACATGAGTATGAAGAACTAGAAATGAATAGATACTACGATGCATCTTATTGATGTTTTTTTGGAAGGGTGGTCGAGTGGTTTATGGCACTGGTCTTGAAAACCAGCGATGTGCAAGCATCCGTGGGTTCAAATCCCACCCCTTCCGCTTCGGGGAATTAGCTCAGTTGGTAGAGCGCCTGCTTTGCAAGCAGGATGCCAGCGGTTCAAGTCCGCTATTCTCCATATGAATATATTATAAAATGGAACTAACTTTTTTTGAAACTCCAACCCCTCATATTATCATCGATAAAATCTTTACAGAAGATGATTTAAATTTTATCTGGAAAGAAATAGAGATATTAACACCAAATCTTCTTGATGAATCTGAAACTGGGGCAGCAACAGAAGTGTATGATGAAAAAATTTTGAAGAAAAAAAATCTTGGGATGTTCTTACATCAGATGTATAATGTTCCAAATATTTCAGCAATCATTAGTAAAACCCAAAGCAGATTGTTTAATGAAAATATTGTAGAACTTCTACCGACTAATCATTGGTTTGTTAATTTGTATAGAATGTGCAATTGGATTAGCGTTCTACTTAGTTACTACGAGAAAGAACACTACTACAAACCTCATCGAGATATATCTGTATTTACTGCATTGATTTGGTTATGGAAAGAACCAAAACAATTTACGGGAGGAGACTTTATGTTTTCAGACCATGATTATTCTGTAGAGTGCAAAAATAATCGAGCAATTATTTTCTTGGGTCCAGAACAACACGCTGTTTCTACTGTCAATGTTAATGAAGAATTTATAGGAAAAAATTATGGCAGGTATACTATTTCTTGCTTTACTGGATTGAAGAGTGCATAAATTTAATTCTCTAAATACTAGTAGGGAGGTTTTTTATATGGCATTTAATGTAATACCAAAAAATCTCACAGAGATGAGAGCAGCTGCTGGTAACCATATAGACCAAAAATATAGATGGGGAATCATTACCTTCTATAGAAAAATTGTAGATGCCAATCCTAGCATTCCAGACCCATTGGCATTTAATAGTGGAGTAACTAGTGGCAGTAGTGTTAAAGTTATTCGTGCTCTGAAA